ATTATGAGTAGTTATGGAGAAAAAATTGTAATCACGTTTGGAAACTTAGGGATGGTATTCGAGAAGATGAATGTGTAGGTGCTATTTGTATAGAATGTGGAGCTTTTGGATGTTATCATGATGCAATAGAAAGTGGAATATCTCACGAAGATTTTTTTAATGGTGATGAATTTAAATATGATGCAAACATTAATGGAAAATGGATTAATCCATATATTATAAAGAGGTGATTATATATTCGTATTGGAATTGCGGGAACTCATGGTACAGGTAAGACCGGATTAGCTAAACAATTAGCAAAATTATTAAATCTACCATATATAGAAGAACAAGCACGTATTTCATTTGAAAAACTAAACATAAAAGATTTAGATAAAGCTAAAGAAGATAGTAATATATTTTCTAATTTTCAACAAGATATAATCCGTAGACAAATAAATGAAGAAAGTAAACATAAAGTTACCGGATTTGTTTCAGATCGTACTACAGTTGATAATTATGCATATTACCATGCCAATACAGAAGATAGTCCTTTTATGCAAATGGCATATGCTAATATTGCTATTAATAATTATATAACTGGTTATGATTTAGTAATTTATGTACCAATAATGTTTCCTTTAGAAGATGATGGTCTTAGAAATAAAGGAGAAGAATATAGGGAATTAGTAGATGGTTATATAAAAGAATTTTTAACTTGGAATAAAAATGTTTATACAATTAAAGCTGATGGATTAGAAAATAGAATAAATGAATTAATTGAGGTTATAAATAAATTTAAAAATAAAGGAGTATTAGATGGGCAAGAAAACACCTGAACACGATAAAAAGAAAATTAAAAGAGAATATTATAAAACTAGTACTGACTGTTTAAATTGCAAGGACAGATGCAATAGGGGTATTCAGTATTTAGAAAAGTTCCAGCCTGGGAAAAGTTACGCTTGTGTTCCATGTTTTAAATAATCAATATATAGTGGTTATAAAGTCATTATATATCTATATATAGTAGGTATATAGCAATAAAATGAGCGTTTTATTACATATTAAGGAGGAATATTTATTAATTTCGGTAATGAAATTGAAGGATTGATTTATAATGAATTAATTTCTGTTAGAAAGAAATTTAAACCTATAAACAGTGGACATGAAGGATATGCAATTATTAAAGAAGAAATAGAAGAATTACAAGAAAATATAATTGATATTGAATATCGTACAGTTGAATTATGGGAAAATGTAAAAAATAATAAAACAGAGTTACAATTAGACAGTATTAATAAAATGTATAAAACAACTATTGAAATAATTAAAGAAACAATTCAAGTTGCTGCAATGTGCAAAAGATTCGAGAAAGATTTAGGAATAAAAAATGTAGGGCAATAAAATAATATTTTTGTTGCCATAAAGGAGAATTTATAAAAATGAAACCAGATGATTTATTAAGTCTTACTTTAGAAAAAGCATGGAATTTATTTATTAATGAACCTAAATTTAAATATAATAATGATTTTACTTTTCATGAAGAAATGGCTTTTTATCAAGGATTTAATTTTGCTTGTTATCTTCTAACGAAAGGAGATTAATATGGACGAACCAAAGAAACTATTTATTAAATGTAATTGTCATGCTCATGGAATAGAATTAGAAAAATATGATGATGAAGATGAAATATGGATTAGTTTTTGGCACAATGGATTTTATAATAATAACACTTTGTGGAATAGAATTAAATTTGCTTGGAAAATACTTAAAGATGGTAAGGTAAGTATTGATGATTTTTCGTTTACTGTTAATGATTGTAAAAAGATGGTTGAATATTTAAAGGAGTTAATATGAGTCCATTAGATTATATAAAAATCTATGATGACTTTTGGCGAAGTATAGTAGAAGATAAATTTGGTCTACCCAACATGGATCAAATTAAAAGAGAATTATCGGATTATTATTTGCTTATAAATGAAGTTCCAAAAGTGTATCGTTATGCTACAGGTGAAAAAATTACAACAGGATTTTTAATGTCTGAAGAAGTTATAAAAGCAATTGATGAATATATTTATCATAAATTTGCTTTTATGTGTAAAAATATTATTAATGATATTAAGTTTGAACAATCACAGGAACAAGATTATGATAAAAATGATGGTATGGAAATAGCAATTAAAGTAATTAAAAATCATATTAATGTATTAGGAGGACATTAATGAATTTTAGAAAATATCAACATATAGAAAGATTTGGAACGGATGAAGTTCAAGGCATTGAAATAGGATTAAATTATATATTCCCTAAGATTGATGGAACCAATGGTTCTGTATGGACAAATGATAAAGAAGATATAAGTGCTGGTAGTAGAACCAGAGAAGTATCATTAGAATCAGATAATGCTGGATTTTATGCCTATATAAAAGATAATGAGAATATATTTAATTACCTAAAGAAACATCCTACTCATAGATTATATGGAGAATGGTTAGTTCCGCATAGTTTGAAAACTTATAGAGAAGATGCATGGAGAAAATTTTATATTTTTGATATTTGTATAGATAAAACTGAAGATGAAATTGAATATATTCCATATGAAATTTATAAGCCATTATTGGATGAATTTAATTTAGATTATATTCCACCAATTGGTATTATAAAAAATGGTTCTTATGAATACTTTATTGAAGCACTTAATAAAAACGGTTTCTTAATACAAGATGGGAAAGGAGTAGGAGAAGGTATAGTTGTTAAAAACTATGACTTCTATAATAAATATCATCGTCAAACTTGGGCTAAATTAGTAACAAATGAATTTAAAGAAAAAAACCATAAAGAAATGGGTGCTCCATTAATTGAAGCACAAAAAATGATAGAAGAAAATATAATAAACGAATACTGCACAATTGATTTTATTAATAAAGAATATGCAAAAATTGTAAACGAAAAACAAGGATGGAAAAGTGAATATATTCCAATGTTATTAGGTAAGGTATATTATGAATTAGTTAATGAAGAAATATGGAATGCTGTAAAAAGATTTAAATACCCAACTATTAATTTTAAAACACTTAATGTTATGGCTATTAATAAGATTAAACAAGTTAAAAGTGATATTTTTTAGCCAGGAAATTCGCATTTTATTCTTAGGAGGAATAATATGAAAGTTAAAGAATTAAAAGAATTACTAAATACATTTAATGATGAAGATATTGTAATTATGTCTAAAGATGGTGAGGGTAATTACTATTCTCCGCTATATTTAATTGAAGAATGTAAATATAAAGCAGAATATAATGATATTTATATTAAAGAATTAACACCTGAATTAATTGGTGATGGTTTTACAGAAGAAGATTTGTGTGAAGATGGAGAAAATGCAATAGTGTTATATCCAAATTAGGAGTGATAATTATAAGAGAATTATATTATTTAGATGGGTTGTGTTTGTTTTTTGAAACTGTTTGTAGTATTAATGGAAATTGCAATTCTTGTGAAACACTAATTGATTATGAAAATTGGTATATAAATAATAATTGTTGGAGGTAATATAAAATAGACAACTTAATATCAGATAAAAGAATAGAAAGAATGACTAAATTTTGGTCTAGTGATGAACCAAAAAAATTTAATAAAAATCAAATTATTGAATTGGCAAAAAGTGATATTGAAATTTTAGTTAAAGAACGAAATGAGATAAAAGAAATAATGGATGATATTAATATATACAGTATGATTAAAATAAGAAAAGAGAATCCTAATTTTGTAAGTACAGAAAAAGTATTTAAAGGTATGAATATAGAAAATAAAATTGGAGTTAACAAAATGAGTAAAGAAACATTATATGTTACTAGATTTAATTGCCCAAGTTGTGGTACAGAACATTATGAATTTGAATATGATCAATATGATTATTGTAAAAAATGTAATGCCAATTTAAATGAATTTAATTGGAATGAATTAAAAGATAAATTTAGAGCAGAAGATCTTAAACTACAAATTAATATAGAAGATAAAAATAATATTAATTTTGTATGGATAAAAGATGAAGATTAATAAGGAGGATAAATATGGGTTGGTGTGATGGTAGTTATATAGCAGATGAACTTTGGGATGAAATTAGAGAATATCTTCCTGAAGAAAAAAGAAAATTGCTTGCAAACAAAATATATGATTTATTTTGTAATCAAGATGCAGATTGTTGGGAAAATAGCATGAATATTATTAAAGATGCTGATATATTATTCGAACAATGGTAATAAAACCGTATTTTTATGGAAAGGAGAAAACAAATGAATATAAATAAATTAGAAGAAAAACTTCTTAATGATGAAATTAATAAATTTGAAAGTGATATTCAAGAAGCATTAAATGGTTTTAGAGATATTTTTATAAAATATTTTAGTGGCACAATTAATGATCATAGTAATAATAAATTATCAGAAGAGGTTAATGGTTATATATTAAATTTTCCCATAGTTAAAAGTAGTTATTTTGCTGGATATTTTGTAAAAGTTAATAATCAAGTACCAAGATTGCCAGATCAATTAAAAGAAATTCTTTTAGATAATGCAACAAAAAAATTCTTTGATAAATTAGATGATATTCAGAATGGAATTGAAGAAGTAAAAGAAATTGTTGATAATATAAATTAATAGTCATAAATCTGTAGATTTATGACAAAGGAGAACAATGATAAATATAGACATTCTTGTATGGGTAAAAGAGCATTATGAAATAATAAAAGATGGTTTAGTTGTTTCTGAAGTTATTCGTAATATTGAAGAACCTATTCCAGAAAATAGCGAATTTGCTTATGGTGGTTATTATCAAGATAATATATCTTCATTAAACTTTAAGAGCATGGAAAATCTTATGCTAGGGGTTACCCCTAAAGGAATTAGTTATTATAGTCCATATTTATTTTATGGAAGTATTGAGAATTTTAGTGAAGAAGATATTGAAATAATGCAATATATTGGTAAAAATGATAGAGATGATAAAAAAATCTATAATAACTTTATTGTAAATTTTAAAAGACACGGATTAAAGAAATGGGAAACTGGTGTAATTAAATATAATAATTATAATTGTCATTATTTTATTCATTGTCATTATAATAGCGATAATAAAGGAGGTTATTATGGAGTACATTTTTCAGAATGTGAAGAAATAGAAATCGTAGGAAGTATTTTTGAATATCCTAAAATAATGCCTCTTTGTGAGAGATGTTTAGAATAATATAAATTAAATAATTTAGGAGGAATTTATTAATGGATTTTGTATCAGAAAATGAATATAAAAAAGCAATTGGACAGGTCGAATCATATGTAAAAAGAGAAAATAAAATAAAATATTTAAATGAAGAACTTGGTCATCTTCTTAAAGATTTTATAAAGTTTAAATTCAGAACTAAAAATAATCGTACTATTTTTGCTGGTTATTATATTGATGAAAATAATAAAGAAAAAATGATTATTGGTGAAACAGTTTGTGATAAAGATGATGTATTTGATAAATTTATTGGTAAAATTGTTGCTGTAAGAAAAGCGTTAGATATGGAAATTGATGATATTATTGATGTGGTTGAACCTAAAAGAACTAGTGGAATTACTGTAAGATTTGATAGTATAGATGTTCAAAGATTTGCTCAACAATTAGCAACAACAACAACTAATATAAAATGGTAACAAAAGTTATCTTTTATGATATATAAAAAATATAAAATGGAGAATAAAAATGATTAAAAAAATAGACAAAGAAAATAGATTTATATCAATGTTTAATCCTAAAACTGGTTTTTATATTCGTTCTGGAGTAATTGAAAATGGCGAAGATACAAATATAGATCCATTTATGACTTCCTTTCCTGAGCTTATTGACGTAGGGGTTATAGGTCACTGTAAACATGGTAGTTCTGGTTTGTGTATTCAGTCAGGGGTGCAATGCTATCAGGATGGATTAAATAAATATCAACCAAATATGACATTAGAAAATTTCAAAAAAATAGTAGACGAATGTAAAGGTAAAACTTTTCAAATTGCTTTAGGAGGTAGAGGTGATGTAGACCAGCACGAAAACTTTGAAGAAATATTAAAATACTGTAGAGAAAATAAAATTGTACCAAATTTTACTTCAAGTGGATTGGGCTTTACAGATGAAATAGTTAGTATATGTAAAAAATATTGTGGAGCAGTTGCAATATCGTGGTATAGACATGAGTACACTTTAAAAGCAATTAATATGCTATTGCAAGTAAATGTTAAAACAAATATTCATTATGTATTAGGTAAAAATTCAATTAATGAAGCAATAGATAGATTGAAAAATAATAATTTTCCAAAAGGTATTAATGCAGTAATTTTTCTTCTTCATAAGCCAGTTGGATTAGGACAAAAAGAAAATATGTTAACAGTTGATAATATAAAAGTACAAGAATTCTTTAATATAATAGACAATAATAAATTTGATTTTAAAATTGGATTTGATTCTTGTACAGTACCAGCATTATTAAATTTCACACAAAATATTAATAAAGATTCATTTGATACGTGTGAAGCTGCAAGATGGAGTATGTATATTACTTCTGATATGAAAGCACTTCCTTGTAGTTTTGATCAAGAATTAAATTGGGCATATGATATTTCTGGCAGAAGTATAAAAAGTGCTTGGGATAGTGAACAATTCAAAAATTTTAGGAATCATTATAAAATGTCGTGTAATAAATGTAACGATCAATTAAGTTGTTTGGGTGGATGCCCGATTAAAAGGGAAGTAGTTTTATGTAATAGAAAGGAGAAAGATTTATATGAAAATTAGGTTAGATTTTGTTACAAATAGTAGTAGTTCAAGTTTTATAATTGCTATTAGAAATGATTGTACTTTTGAAGAAATGAAAAATATTATTAAACAATATAAAAATAATATCATAGAAACAGCAGAAATGATGGATTATGAAGATAATGAATACAATGCTAATGAAATTATTGATAATATATCAAATAAATTTCTAATAGATTCTAAAAATTATGGTATAAAACTAGACGATTGGAATGTATATGCTGATACATTTTCTAGTGAAGATGAAATAGATGATTGTGTTATTTATAATTGTTTTGATAATATTGAAACAGAAAAGATTAAAATAAGGAGTTGTAATTAATGAAAATAAGATTTGACTTCGTAACTAATAGTAGTAGTGCAAGTTATGTAATTAGTTGTAAAGAAATACTAAATAAAGAAGAACTTAAAATATGGTTACAAGAAGAATATGGAAAACAAGGAGTAAAAGCTTTAGATTGTTATACTTGCACAGGTAAAGAAATTAAAGATGGTTTTTATAAAAATGATTATTTATCTGTTTCAAAAAAAGATATTGAAGAATTAGATGATAAAAAAGAATATTTATATGTAGATGAAGATATTGAAGGTGGTAATGCTTTAGCCTCAATAATAATAGAATTAAGAAACCCTAATATGCTAAAAAGTATTTTTTATGATAGTTGGACAGGATTTGATGGTTAGGAGGAAATATAAATGAAAATACGTAATGATTTTGTAACAAATAGTTCTAGCAGTAGTTATGTTGTAATAAAAAAAATTGATGATTGTAAAGAGTTTAGGAAAATATTAAAAGAAGAATTAGGTAATATAGGTTTAAAGATGGCAGATGAATATTTTAAAAAAGAAAAGGATTTTTATAAATATAACGATGGAACAACAGAACTTCATGATTATATTGAAGAAGAAGATTTTAATGAAGATGTTATGTATTTAATGTCTACACATTATACTTATAGTAATGATCCTGAAGATTTTAATGGTGATGATGTGTTTTTATCAAATAATTTACCAGACTGTAAATATGTAAAAACAATTTATGAAGGAGAATGTGATTGATATGAAATTTCGGTTAGATTTTGTAACAAATTCAAGTAGTTCTAGTTATGTATGTGAAATTTGTGGCTGTCAAGAGAGTGGTATGGATATGGGTCTATCTGAAGCAGAAATGGTACAATGTCAAAATGGACATACATTTTGTGAAGGTCATTTAAAAAAATATGATAAAAAAGAAGTTATAATTGCTTTAATAAAAAAAGAAATTGAAGATATTTCTGAATGTACTTACTATACTGAAAAAGAAAAAGAAGTAAATAAAAAAGAAGAGGAAGAAAAACTAAATACAATAGATAATTTAGATGAAGATGAAATAGAAGATATATTATATGATGATTATGAATTTAATTATGGTGTTCCTGAAATGATTTGTCCTATTTGTAATTTTGATGAACCTGATGGATCAGACATTTCTAATTATTTAATAAAGAAATATAATATAAAATATGACGAATTAAAAACAGAATTAAAAAATACTTTTAATAATTATAAAGAATTTAAGGAATATGTAAAGTAAGTTATAAATAACTAGATATAGTAGTTATAAATATTATATACTACTATATCTAGTATATAAATAGCAATAAATCACCTATTTTATAGAAAGGAAAATTAATAATGATTAAATATATGTTCTTATATAATTTAGATACAGAAGATTTATATAATGAAATATTAGTTAATAAAATTACAAAAGTAATACCAGAAACAAAAGTACTAGATATTAGTTTATATAATGATGGAAAAGATGTAGTAAATGGATTTAGTATTTGGGTTCCTGAAGATAAATATATGATTGCACTTACAATTGCTAATTATGAAGAACTATTAGGAATTACTTTTATGAACGAAGAACCAGATGTTATTTCTGATTATTTAATAGAATGGTTTAATGATCACAATAAGGAACAGTATATAAAATATGACTTGTAGGAGGTACGTATGAACCTTCCGATTTTGAAAATGGTTGAATGTAGGAATAAATATTATGTATCGTTAGACAAATGTATTCGTTGCAAGCTTCACTTGAGCATAGATCCAATTACTGATGAAATCCAATGCGATAGAAAAAGAAAAGAAGCAATTAAACAAACTAAGAATTTTTATAAAAGTGATGAATTTAGAAATATAGAGTTTGGAGTGTTTTAATGGCAAAAATATCTAAATGTGCATATTGCAAAGAAGAACTAAATGAAAATGATGATATTATTATATTTGAAACAGGTATAAAAACTAAAATAAAAAAGAAAGCACATAATAGTTGTAGAGATACGGCAATAAAAAGACAGTTAGCAAAACAAGTGTATAGTGATATTTTAGGTGAACCTTTAAATCAAATTACAGTATTTATATTAGAAGGTATGTATAGAAAATATCCAAATTGGGATTTCATTATTTCTTGCATTAGAAATAAAGAAAAGGCAATTAAAATAAACATAAATAAAGGAATTCCATATTTAAATAAAATTGTAACCAATGGATTTGAAGAGATGTTAAAGGAAATGAAAAATAGAAAAATTAAAAGTGAAGAAAAATATATTCAACCAAACGTGTTAGATACAGTTGAATATCAAAATGAAAATAATTATAAATCACAAAAAAGCAAGTTTGATATATCAAATATTATTTAAGAAGGTGTTATTATAGATTTAAACGAAGATATTTTATATAAAGAAATATATCCAGATGAAGCATTTTTGGTAGCACTATTTTATGATAATCCAAAATTGTATGATGAATATGAAGAAAGTAAATTAAGTAATAAACATTTCGGCAATGAAATATGGAAATTTTATTTTAAAGTAGGAAGACTAATAAATAAACGTGGTGGAATGGTGATAGATGATATTACTGTTTCAAATTTTATTAATGAAATAAAAGCAAATAAATATTATGATAAATATAATAGATTTGAAACAATAAGCGAATTGCTTGATGAAATAGAAAATAAACGAAATAATGTTAAGATGTATTATGATAATGTTAAAAAATATCATTTATTAAGAGAGTTAAGAAACTTATTTGGCGATAAAATTATAGAAGAAAAAGGAAAATATAATTACAAGTTATTAACTACTGATGAAGTTGCTAATTACTGGTTGTATCAAATAGAAAGAGTCACAATATCTAATACCGAAAATGCATTTGATGAACAATTTTTACTTGCCGATCTAGATAAAGAAGTTGATAAACTTAAAGATAATCCAGAAAAAGGATTACCATTTAATAATAGTAGATTATTAACAAGAGTAACAAATGGATGGTGTAGTGGAGAACTATTTATTCTTGGTGGGCTAGGAGGAAAGGGAAAATCATCATATGTTTTAGAAAAAGTAATTTTATCTTGTATTAAACAAAAGGAAAAATTGATTGTTATAGCCAATGAAGAATCTATTGATAGATTTAGGAGAAATTTATTAGTTACCATAATGGGTGAAATGAAGGCAGGTTTTGCTAGACATAGAATAAATGAAGGTAATTTTACTCCAGAGGAATACGATAAATTACAAAAAGCAATTAAATGGGTAAAACAAGTCACTGAAGGAAATGAAAAACTTATAACTTTTGTTTATATGGAAAACTATATAATTGAAGATGTAAAAAAAATAATGAAGCAATATGTTAAAATCGGTTATAATCGTGCAATAATTGACACAGGAAAACCTTCTGAGGGTAGAGGGGGTAAAGATAGATGGCAGATAATGACGGACGATATGAAAGATCTATATAAATTGTGCAAGAAAAATGCAAATGGTTTAGGTATAGCTTTATGGGTAAATGTACAATTAACTGATAGTGCGTTAAAAACTAGATATTTAAACGAATACGCTTTAGGTGAATCTAAAAAAATGAAAAATGAAGCATCTGTAGTATTTATGATTCGCCCCTGTTGGGATGATGAGCTTGAAGGAGGTAAATTTGAGCTAGAATGTTTTAAATATAGAAAACCTAAAGAAAACGAAGGTGATAAGCCTATAAAAGAAGTATTTAAACTTGATAAATTTGTAATAAGTGACGGTAGTAAATATTATTTATTATTTACACCAAAAAATAGATTAGGTCAAGATAATAATACTGGTTTGCCTCAAATAGTTTATAAGGTAAATTTTAATAGAAATTCATGGGAAGAAATAGGGCAAACATACGTGCCAAACGATCATAATTATTATTAGAAATTGGAGGAGGTATTATAGATCTAAAACAATTAAAACAACATATATTTGAAAATGAACATATAATACCTCTTCTTGAAAGTTTAAATGTAGATAATATTCACAATGAACAAAGTGGAAATTTAATTTGTGGTCAATTACCAGAAGGGCATGATAGTAACAATAAAAGAAGTATTCAAGTAAAAAACAATGAAAGTCTTACGTCGAATATAAGATCTAGAAATATTACTGGTGATATATTTTCAATTGTAGGATATTTATTATATGAATATACTACATTTGAAGAAGTAAAAGAAAAATTATATCAAATAATATATTATATCTGTAATACGCTTGATTATGAAATTGATAGTTTTAATAAAAAAGAAGAAATAAAAAAAGTAGATTATAATTATTTTTTAAGAGATATTCAAAAACAAAGAAAAAGTGAATTAATACTTGAAAATATACCAGTTAATAAAACAATTAATAAAAATGTAATAAAACAATACATACCTATATTACATCAAAATTGGTATGATCAAGGTATTAATTTTGAGACAAGAGAATTATTTGATATAGGATATGATTTAAAAACTGAAAGAATGGTTTTCCCTGTTCATAATAAAAATGGCGATCTAATAGGTGTTAAAGGTAGAAGTGTAAATACAGATGATGAATATAAATATTTATACCTTTATTCTTGTAATAAATCAATTGAATTATTTAATTATCACAGAGCAATAGAATATATAAATAAATATAAGAAAGTATATATTGGGGAAGGAGCTAAATTTACAATGTTGCTTACACAATGGGGTTATCCTAATTGTGTAAGTATTGAAGGAAGTGATATATCACAGGTACAAATTTATGAATTAAAAAAGCTAGGAATAGATATTAAATATATATTTTGTTATGATAAAGATAAAAATGAGCAATATGTTAAAAATCAAGTAAAACAAATAAAGAATAGAATAGTAAAAATTATGATTGATAAAGATAATTTACTACAAAACAAAGAATCTCCTACAGATAAAGGTGAATATATATTTAATGATTTAGTAGATAATTATGTTAATATAATATAAATAACTTGACATATAGACTTAAATATGATATAATAGAGTATAAAAATAGAAGGAGTTGATATAAATAGATAAACAAAAATCCAAATCCAAATGGAACATAGGAAGTGTAATATTTATGATTTGGTTAATTATTAATAGTATTTTATTAATGATTAATATTACTGGTTCTAATCTTCGTTGGTTTCACGAAATATTTGGATAGAAAGAAGGTAAAAGTAAAGTAAAAAAGAAAACAACTAAAATATTTATTAATGAGGTTAAAAATTTAGTAGGAGATGAATATATTGTTTTAGGTGAATATAAAGGTACTCATAAAAAAATATTAATGAAACATAATAAGTGTGGTTATGAGTGGTATATAGAACCAAATGCATTTTTGCGTGGAAATAGATGTTTAAAATGTTCTGGTAAAATAAAAAAAACAACAGAACAGTTTAAACAAGAGGTTTCAAAATTAGTTAATAATGAATATAATATATTAGGTGAATATATTAATAATAAAACCAAGATAGAATTTATCCATAATATTTGTGGTTATAAATTTATGATGAAACCGAATTCTTTTTTATCAAGGCAAAGATGTCCAAAGTGTTCTGGAAAAATGAAAAAAAATACAGAACAATTTATACAAGAAGTATATGATCTTGTTCGGGATGAGTATGAAGTCCAAGGTGAATATATAAACAATAAAATTAAAATACCTATAAAACATAATATTTGTGAACATACGTGGGATATATCACCAAATAACTTTTTAAAAGGTTATCGTTGCCCTAAATGCGCTGGTTTATTACCTTACACTACTGAAACTTTCAAAGAAAAAGTTTATAGTTTAGTACAAGATGAATATTCTGTATTGGGTGAATATATAAACGCAAACACAAATATATATATGAAACATAATATTTGTAATTTTAAATATAATGTAAAACCAAGTAAATTTTTGAGAGGAAACAGGTGTCCTCAATGTAACGAATCTAAAGGTGAAAGAAAAGTTAGATATTATTTAGAAAATAAAAATATAATATTTATACCACAATATACATTTAATAATTTACTTTCTGATTATAATAATCCTTTAAAATTTGATTTTGGAGTGTTTGATAATAATAATAATTTAAAACAACTTATTGAATACGATGGTAAACAACATTTTGAAATAGTTGAAGGTTGGACAACAGAAGAAGAATACAATATAATACAATATTATGACCAACTTAAAAATAACTATTGTAAAAAATATAATATTCCACTATTAAGAATTCCTTATTGGGACTTTAATAATATAGAAAATATACTAGAAGGTGATAATAATATCCATATGGGTAAAAAAGAAATGGATTAAAGAACCATTTATATTTGATGACGTAATTACTAAATTAGCTTGTATTAACGGAGTAGAAGATATTAATGAATGGTTGCAACCGTCCAAAAAATCAGTACATAGTCCATATTTATTAGATAATATAAAAGAAGTTGCTTTAAAGATAATAAAAGCAATTGAACAAAATAAAAATATATGTATTAGTTACGATGTAGACGGTAAAATATAAAATATACTGGTATAGTTAAATATTATAATGAAGGAGTTGATTCTATAAGGAAAGAACCTAAAAATAAAATAAAAATGGAAGATAAAAATGTTACAAAAGAAATGTTAGTTGATTTATATATCCATCAATCAAGATCAATTGATTATATGAAAAACATGTTTAATGTTTATCGTGGAGTAATTAAAAGATGGTTAAAAGAATGTAATATTATAAAAAGAAATAATAATTCAAAATATATTTTTAATGAAAAATATTTTGATAATATAAATACTCCAGAAAAAGCATATTGGTTAGGATTTATATGGTGTGACGGTTATATATGTAAAAGAAAAAGAAAATATGGCATTGCTTATGAATTCAAATTAGATTTAGCGGAACAAGATAAAGAACATTTAATAAAATTAAATAAATCGTTAGAATCTAATTATGATATAAAAACATATAAATCAGAAACCGATTATAATAAAAATGGGGTAGTATGTAGGTTATATATAAGTAATAAATATTTTGCAAGTAATTTATATAACAATTATGGACTAATCCCTAATAGACATGAAGTTGATATACTATTAAATAAAATACCTAAAATTTATTATAGAGATTTTATAAGAGGTATTTTAGATTCAGAAGGTTCTTTAGTTCATGGTCTTGTATATGATAATCAAGTACATAAAAAAGTATATAAATGTCATATTAATTTTAGCACTTATGAAAACTTATTAGTATTTATTCAAAATGTTTTTTATGAAAATAAATTAATATTTAATAATAGTAAACTATATAAGAGACATGAAGAAGAAAATAAAGATGGATATTGTAAACAAATAACTTATTGTGGTGGAGTACAAGTACCTAGAATATTAAAATGGTTATATAAAGATGCAACCATTTATTTAGAAAGAAAATATAATAAATACAAGGATATATTATACTATACCAGTATAAACTAATTGCTGTCTTTAAACTCTGTTAATTGCGGGAAACCCCTTAGAACTTTACGTACCAACTAAAATAAGTAATTATTTTAGGGCAACAGGTAATGCTGAAGATAGGGTAATAAATGTAAAGATTGGGCAATCCGCAGCTAAGTAACTTAAAAATAAGTTAAAAGTTCAACGACTAGAGAAAATAACCTAAGTCTTATTAGATATGGTGAAATCTCCAAGAATGCAGAGCATCATTTGATGAAGATATAGTCTGAACTATATGGAAACATATAGAAGTAAGAATAAAAAATCTTACGATAACATAATTGGATGGAATTTGTTCTGGAACAATGCTATATAGATATTTAAACCATTTTACAAATAATCTTTCATATATTTATCATCAAAGAGAACAAGGGCATGGAATATCTGTTCAGGTTGTTCCAGATGATACAGACTTACTTTTAATATGTGATAGTAGTACGTCAGAAACAAAAGCATGTCAAACTATTAATGAAAGAGGTATAGATATATGTATACTTGATCACCATCCTAAAACAAAAGATAATCCTTATGCTTTAATTGTTAATCCAAAACTATGCTCATATCCTAATAAAGACTTATCAGGTAGTGGAGTAGTATACAAACTTATTCAAGTAATTGATGAATTAACTAGTAATGATTATTCAAAAGATTATATTGATTTTTGTGGTTTTGGTATTTATGGAGACGTTATGAGTATGGGGGTTGAATCAAAAGAAAATAGATATTACGTCTATCAAGCTATAAAGAATATTAAAAACAATGGAATCAAAGCATTATTGAAATTAAAACTAGCTTTTGGAGCAAAAATTAATAGTCAAACCATTGCATTTACAATTACTCCAACAATAAATGCGTCTGCTCGTATGGGATGTATAGAAAAAATTATTGATTTAATGCTGGAAGATGATTATGATAAATGTTTAGTTATGGCAAAAGAAGTAGTAAATATAAATGAAGATAGAAAAAAGACGGAAGTAAAATTATATAAAAAAATTAAAGATAGAATTTATTTATCACATAATATTATTGTAGTAAAAGTAACTGAAAAAGATGATATAAATAAAGGGTTTAATGGTTTAATTGCTACAAAAATTAGTGATAAATATTCTAAACCTTCATTGGTTGTTAAATGTGAAGATGGAATATGTAGCGGAAGTGGTAGAAGCGTAAGCGGTGTTGATTTTAAATCAATATTAGAAGAAACAAAATTATGTGATTGGGTTAATGGTCATGAAGGTGCTTTTGGAATACAATTTAAAGAAGATAATTTAGAAAAAATATATAAAGCGGTAAAAGATAAAATAATATTCCATGAAGATAAAATTTATTATTATGATTTGGAATTAGAAGAAAGTGAGATAGATTATGATTTAATAAAAGATGTTGAAAAATTTAATTTATTAAGTGGTAAAGATGCTCCAGATAGTAAGATGTTAATCCGTAATTGCAATGTGCTAGATAGAAAAGTTCAAGGAAAACTTGAAGATACGATTAAAATTATATCAAATAAAATGAATTTTGTTAAATTTAGAACAAATGAAAATTATGCAGAAGATTTAACTCCTGGTAAAAAATTTGATGTAATAGGAAGTTTAAAAATTAATAAGTGGTTTAATAACACTAAGGGTATTAAGAAGTGGCAAGAAGATCTACAAGTATTTATAGACGATTATAGAATTAGCGAATGAAGGTGACATAAAATAGAGTTCAATGAAAATATTATAGATTTACTTAAAAAAAGATATTTCCTAAAAGATGAAAACGGTAATCTAATAGAAAATTCATGGGAAGATATTTGTAAAAGAGTTTCAAAAAATATCGCAAGCGCAGAAGAAACAAAAGAATTACAAAGTACATATCAAAAAATATTTTATGATAAAATGGCTAATTTAGAATTTATTCCCTCATCTCCGGCTTTATTTAACTCAGGGACTAAACTACAACAACTATCTTCGTGTTTTATTATTGATATAAATGACAATATGGAAAGTATAGCAGAAGCATGGAAAGAGTGTTCTATAATTTTTAAAAGTGGTGGTGGTGCTGGACTAAATATAAGTAAACTTAGGCCAAAAGGTGCTTTAGTTAGCACATCCAATGGTGAAGCATCTGGTGTAGTTTCATTTATGACAATATTTAATCAAATTGTAGAAATCATAAAACAAGGAGGTAGACGCAAAGGAGCATTAAAAATTGATTTAAATGAAAACCATCCAGAAATTATAGATTTTATTCATTGTAAAGATAGTAATGAAATGTTGAACAATATGAATATCTCTGTTTCTATTTCAGATAGTTTTATGAATGCCTTAATTAATGATGAATCTGTAGATTTAGTATTTAATAATAAAGTGTTTAAAACTATTAAAGCAAAAGAATTATGGAATGAAATTATAGAATGTGCATGGAAAACAGGTGAACCTGGGATAAGTTTTAGGGATATTATGAACGATGATAATAAAAATCCGCATTTAGGAGAGATTGTTAGCAGTAATCCTTGCCAAGAATTTACAAATATACCATATTCATCTTGTAATTTAGGATCAATTAATTTAGAAAAAATAGTTAAAGATAAAAAAATTAATTATAAATTACTTGAAGAAAATATTAGAATAGCAGTTAGATTTTTAGATAATATGATTTCTGTTAATAAATTACCTCTTGATAAAATAGATAAAATTACAAAAGAAATAAGACCAATAGGTATAGGATCAATAGGCTATGCTAATATGCTTTACTTATTAGAAATACCTTATAATTCAAAACAGGGATACAAATTAACAGAGAAAATATATGAATTTATAAAAAATACTGCAATTGATGAAAGTATAAAATTAGCAGAAGAGAAAGGTGTTTATCCAGCATGGGAAGGTTCTGTTTGGCAAAAGGATAATATTAAAATTAGAAATAGTAATCATATTAGTATTGCTCCTAATGGAAGTATTGGTTTTATAGCAGAATCAACAGGTGGTATAGAGCCAGAATATGCCTTAGTATATAATAGAACCACAAATGAAGGTAATAAATATTATATACTAAATAAAATATTCAAAAATAAATTAGAAGAATTAAATTTATATTCAGATGAAATATTACAAAAAATAGTTGATAATAATGGTTCTATTCAAAAAATAAAAGAAATACCTAATAATATTCGTAAAGTATTTGTTGTTTCCCATGATATAAAACCAAGTGAACATCTTAAAACACTTTCAATTGTAAATAAATTTGTAGATCTGAGCATTTCAAAAACAATAAATTTGTCTAATTCTGCAACCAAAGAAGAGATAAGTGAAATTTATATTGAAGCATGGAAAAATAATATTAAAGGAATAACTGTTTATAGAGATGGTTCAAGAAAAAATCAAATATTAAGTACAAGTAATAATGAAGCTAATAATATAGATAATTTACCTAGAGGATATATTTTGCCTGTTTTAACTGAAACAAAAGGTCATAGGGTTAAATTATCAAGTGGTTGTGGTAACTTATGGTTTATGATTTTTACAGATGAAAATAATAATATCATTGAAACATTTGTTAATACATCAAAAGGAGGTTGTACTATCTCTACCCAAGCAATGAGCAGATTAATAAGTTTATCATTGCGCGGAGGAATATCTTTAGATTGTGTAATTGATCAACTGGAGAGTGCGGGTAGTTGTCCTGCTTATCAATTTGCTAAAGGTAATGGTAATAAAATAAGTCCTGGTAAATCATGTCCTAGTGCAATTGCGAAAGCATTAGATAAATTGCAGAAAAAATTAAAGAAAGGGGAACAGATTGATACAATAGGAATAGAAGATAATATAGATGTTTGTCCAGAATGTAAAACAAAATTGGTATTTAAAGAAGGATGTACTAGTTGTATTAATTGTGGTTACTCAAAATGTAATTAAAATAATATAAAAATAAACGGAGGCAATAAAAATGCAATTTTATAACGTAAAAGAGAAGGTTTTTATTAAAACACTTAAACGTAGTGGTATTGTGCAATTAATAGATGTTGAAAATAAGGAGTGTAAAATTACATATTGGAATGATGAAAGTAAGATTATTGAAGGTACTTTTAAGTTTTGGCAAATGAGTAAGTTTAGGAAACGTGATGAAATTGTATTTGCTAAAATAGATCCTGATGCAAAAATTCCTACAAAATCATTTGAGAATGGTTGTTATGATGTTTATGGTTGTTTTAAAGATGATTATATTACGATTTATCCTAATGATATTATGATGATTCCAACAGGGATAGCAAGTTCGTTTAGTCCTAAATATCGTATTGGACTTCGTGAGAGAGGATCAACAGGTAGTAAAGGGCTTTCTGTAAGAGCAGGTCAGATTGATTCTGGTTATAGAAATGAATGGTTTGTAGCAATTAATAATACTACAACTAAACTGATTATTATTGCTAATGAAGAATGGATTAAGGAAAATGGAGATAAAAATGAAGCTCATACTATATATTCTTCTGAAAAAGCAATTGCTCAAGCAGCACTAGAAATTGTTCCTAATGTAAAAGTTAGAGAAATTACATTTGAAGAACTAAAATTAATCCCTTCAGAAAGAGGTATGGGCAAATTGGGATCAACAAATAAATAAGGAGGAATCTAAATTAGTAATTCAATAACTATTCCTAGAACAACTAAACGTCAAGAACAAAAACTATGGAATAAGAAAAAAGCAAAGAAAACTATTGCTCCTGAATCATTAATTAAAATATATAAAAAATCAGAATCAGGAAATTTATTTACAAGAGGTAAATCAGAAAATACCAATAATAAATCAAGTAAGAAACCAAATATTGTTCAAAAACGTAATGAGAAAAAGGAAAGAGATACTACAATATCTCTTAAAATACAAGAAGGAAGGAGTATAATATTAGATAATATAAATAGTATCTATAATTCATTTGTTAGATTTTTTAAATAATCTATTGTTGTGTTATTGTGGTAGTAGAATAATATTTATTACCACACAAAAATATAAATTTAGGAGGATCTAAAGTGTCAAAATTTTCTATAGGTAGTATTAATGAAAATGAAGTTAATGGTAATTCAAACAATAAAGAGTATTATTACATATTGTTTAAAGAAGAAGATGGATGTATTGTAGAAGATATGATAGAAATAGCAGATGAACTTAATATTCCAGTAGAAAAATGTTTTGAAATATGTGAGAAAAATGGTGGAAGAATAGTTGAAAATATAACTGATTATCCTGATGCATTTGAAAATTTGTATCAAGCGCAAACTACACTTCAGGAACTTCTTGAATTTGCAGTAGAATATAATAAATATAATAATGAAGATGATGATGCTTTCATTCCTTTATATCCAGATGATTTTTTTGATTATTCAGATGGTAAAGAAATTACCGATGAAGAAATTAATGATTGGATAAAAGAATGTATTGCTGATATGGAAGAAAATTTTACTGTTGATGTTTCACGTATTTCTTGTGGTGATTCTACAGTAATTGTACTTAGAAAATCTATCTGTGATGAATGTGACGCATATGTTTATGATGTAATTGTTACTAATGATTATATGGAATTTGATGGTTCAGTATTGTTGGATGATTAATTAAAATAATAAATAGTGCTAGAGGTTTATCCTCTAGCACTATCATAAACCATTCATTTGACATAGGAAGTGATAATAATATGTTAGAAATTAATAAAATATATAATATGGACTGTCTGGAAGGTATGAAATTAATAGATGATAAAAATATAGATATGATTCTTTGCGATTTACCTTATGGTACAACTGCTTGTAAATGGGATACAATAATTAATTTTACAAAACTATGGAATGAATACAAAAGGATTATAAAAGTAAATGGTGCGATTGTATTAAATTCAATACAGCCATTTACAACAAAACTTATTAATAGCAACTTAAATAATTTTAAACATTGTTGGTATTGGAATAAATGTAATTCTGGAAGTTTTGCAGTTGCTAAATATAGACCATTATCAATAATTGAAGAAATATGTGTGTTTTCATATGGTAAAGTAAATTATTTTCCCGTAATGGAACAAGCAAAAGAAGAAAATAAAAGACCAAGAAATAAATCATATAAACGCAAAGATGATAATTCACAAGGTATGGCAAGTGGAGAATTTAAATCTTCTAAAAATCATGATGAAAATTTACGTTATCCTAAAAATTTATTAATTTATGATAATAGAAAGGGAGAATTAAACGCATTAAATAGACTTCATCCTACTCAAAAACCAGTTGAAATGTATGAATATTTAATTAGAACGTATTCAAAAGAGAATGATTTAATATTAGATAATTGTATAGGTTCAGGCACTACAGCAGTTGCTTGTATAAATACAAATAGAAATTACATAGGATTTGAATTAGATACTACATATTGTGGTTTAGCAAACATTAGAACACTAGATATAGTATCCAGTAGGCAATAAAATAGAAGATTTAGCACTATAGGAGGAAATAATTATGATGATATTTTTAACAATTGTATTTTTAACTTATTATTTAATAATGTTGGCTAAAGGTAATATATATTATGATACTGGAGTAAAAATTGTTGAATTAGAATTAGAAAAACAAACCAACAAAAACAATTATCTCAAAACAAAATTAATTGAAAAAGAACAACTTAATTTAACTCTACCTTTATTATTATTGATACCATTTTGTATTAGTCAAATAATTTATTTAATATATGCTATTGGAATTGATATTCATAAATATCCAACTATATTTATGATTCTATATTCTATTTTTACAATTGTTAAAGGACAAATTAGCCAACGTGCGAAAAATAAAACTGAAAATAAAGATAATATATCAAAAATAAAAACTTTTTTATCTAAAAATAAAAAAAGATCATTTAATTATTTTTTATCATCATTAATTCATGTAAGTTATTTTGGTTATATGTTTTATTTATTAACAATGAAAGGTTGATAATTTTGAATAAAATAATGGTTCTTAAAGGTGGTTCTCCTGCACTACACAAAATGGGTGATATAAGTAGAAAAGTAGATGATTTTATTAGAGTACATTCAAAAACAAACGAATATTATGTAGGCAGTTTTCAAGAAGGATTTGGTTTTATTGATGTTAAATTTAAAAAAGAAGATTGTAGACCGCTAACAGAAGAAGAAAGAAAAGAATTAAACGGAAAGTGGTATGGTATTAATGGCACACCTTTGTATAGAGTTTATGTTGATGAACAAGGTAATGTTGTAAATGGAAAGTGTATTATGAAGAAAGGCACAATTTCTAAAATTACTGATCTTGCAGGAGAAAATAAACCATCTAAATTTATTGAATTAAATGTTGAATTTAATGAAGATGTTGAAGTTGGTCAAAGTTTGATATTGTTTACTGGTGATAAATATATTACAACTTCTAAAGTAAGTAATGTTGAAATTAATGAAAGTAATTATGTAATACATACTAAAAATAGTGTTTATCATATAGGGTTATAAATCGCTTGTTTTATGGAGGGTGAAATAAAAAATGATATTAGGATATTTTATTAAAGACAAGCTAGAAGAATTAAAAAATAAATTTTGTACATTTGAATTATGTACAATTATTGAAGAAGATAGGAATACAATATATCCTTGTGAAAAATGCAAGTGTCCAGTAAGCGAATTTATTGAATATATTTTAGAAAAATATAATTGGTATGAAAATTAAGGAAGTGAAAATATAAAACCAATACTGAAATATGCAGGAGGGAAAGCAAGAGAAATTAAATATTTTTCTAAGTATTTTCCTCCTTCTTTTGACAGATATATAGAAAATTTTGTTGGAGGTGGTGCAGTATATTTTTATCTTAATCCAGATAAAGCAATAATAAATGATTTAAATTATGATTTGATAAACTTTTATAAACAAATACAAATCAGAGATGATTTACTTCTCAAAGTTATAAAAGATATGCCAACAGATAAAGACACATATAATCAAATTCGTTCTGCACAATATGAAGCTCCATTTAAACAAGCGTTAAGATATTTTTATTTAAATAAAACTGCTTATTCTGGATTAATGCGTTATAATTCTAAAGGTGAATTTAATACACCTTATGGCAATTATAAAAATCCTAATTTTGAAATTACTCAAGAACAAATTAAATTAATAAAAAGAACTGAGATTTATAATTGTGATTTTAGAGAAATTCCTATTACTTATAAAAAAGATGATTTTTGTTTTATAGATCCTCCATATTCAGGCACATGGGGAGGTTACAATAAAGTTTTATTTACAGATGAAGATCAAGAGGATTTATATCATTGGTTTTTAAATAATCTTGCTAAAGTTATGATTGTAATTAATAAAGTACCATTTATAGAAAGTTTATATAAAAGATATATTAAAGATGAATATAATATTACATACGGAATTGACGTTAAAAATGGACAAAAGAAGGTTAAAACACACTTGATTATTACAAATTATTAAAAGGCATTAAAAGTGACATTTCATTTCCTGAAAGGAGGTTTTATTATAAAACATTTTTCTACTTTATTAAATAAAACTATTAATAAAAGTGAAAGAGATTGGTTAAATAAATTATTTACCATGATGCTATCTCTTAAGCAACAAACATTGTTAAGGAGCAAAATTCAAAAATAAAAATGGGAGGGCTATATTATTAAACTTAGAGCAGAACGTAGAAAAGAATGGAAAGATAATAGAAAGAACTGTAGTACAAATGAAGATTTTTATCAATCCTGGAGTAATTACAGAGATAAAAATTTTAAACCAAACTACATTTAGGAAGTGATTATAATAGATAATTGTATGTTAAAACTACTAAGTAAATTTTTAGATCATAGAATTGAACAATGTATTACTAATTCTTTAAACAATAGTGATGGCGTTTATGACATATATCTTAAAGGTCAAGAAAAAATGTGTGTAGAGATTAAAAAAGAAATAGAAAAAATACTAAATGGTGAATATGATGATATTTTAGAAGATAAAAATATAACTATAAATTAGGAGGATGAAATGTTTTTTATAGTTGAAGTTATAAATATAAAAGACAACAAAAAATATGAGGATTTAAAGTTTAGTTCAAATGAATATAAGGTAAGAATTTTAGATATGGACGAAAATGAATATTTTTCATCTGACAAAATTATAGAAGAATCTAAAAATGAAAATCAAGAAGCAAATGAGGAAATTAATGAAAACAAAGATTTGTAATTCATGTTTTCCTAAACCTATAGAATACCCTTTGACTGAAGAATATTTTTACAAGATGAAACAATCTTCAGATGGTTTTAGTGCTAAATGTCGAAAATGCTACAACGAATATGCAAAGAAAAAATATAGAGAAAGAACTAAAAAATTAGATAAAATATATGATCTTGAAGGGAAAAGTAAAGTATCATTTTTACCCGAACCAAAAATAAAGAAAATAAGTTTACAACAATGGAAAAGGGATAATGCTATTTTATGTATAATTTGGTGTAAAAACTGCGGTAAAATTCATGAAATAAGAAATAAATTTAATATTTATAATTGCACTTGCGGTAAGAATATTATTTATTTTACGACAATAAATTTTCTTTGGTCAAAATTATTATATATAAGTGATAAGATTAAAAATTATAGTTTGTGTACATTTGATCCTTATAAATAAGGTGAATATATATGAGTAGAAATAAAGATAAAATCACTAAAGCACTAAATAATAAAAATTATACAGTTGAAAATATATATTGGAAACAAAATGAAGGCTGGAATATAGAGACAAATGAATTTTGTAAAATATGGAGTAATTTAATTATTGGATATAATGTAAATGAAATTTTAAAACAGATAGAAGAATTACCAGTTTACAAAAGTAACGAATAAGAGATTTTATGATAGATAGGAGATTGAAATGAAATTAAAATATTTAGGTGTTAAAGGTACTTGGAGAGAAGTTGCTAATTCTGCCAGAACCACAATTCACAAAGAAGCAGGAGAGGGTAATCCTTCTTCTAGCTGGATAAGAAGAATGTTACTTTGTGAACACTCACCTATTCGTCAAATAATTGTCAAATGGAAATGGTACAGTCTTCCTTATTGGACATCTACTCATTTTGTACGTCATTGGTTAGGAATTACACATTGGGTACGTACTCAAAGAACTGATAGAACAGGTGTAGACAGAACTGATATAGGTCAAGGTGCATTTGTAGAACATGAAGTAGAAGCAAACGCACAAGCGATTATAAATATATCTCGTAAGAGATTATGCTTTCAAGCAAGTAAAGAAACAAGAGAAGCATGGGAATTATTTTTAGATAGCATTAAAGATAAAGAACCAGAATTATATTCTGTTTGTGTCTGTGATTGTGTTTATCGTGGATGGTGTTATGAGTATCTTAGTTGTGGTTTTTATAAAACAAATGAATATAAAGATAGATTAAATAAATATAGAGAAAATATTAATGTCAAATATTAATGACTAAATATGTTATATTATTTATTTTAGGATTTATCACAATTTGGGTAATATTATATAAAACTACAAGGAGGTTTTAATGGGCAAAAGTAATATATTACAAATTGGTCATCCAATATATAATAATCCTGCAAAAATAGTTGAAATAGTAGACGAAAATATATTTAATATAATAAAACATATGAACGATGAATTAGATAATACACCTAAAGCAGTTGGTTTAGCTGCAAATCAAATAGGATTTCCTGTTAGAATTATTGCTCTAAATTATAATCAAAGAAAACTATTTATTAATCCAGAGATTATTTATACAGAAGGTAAACAAATTACTAGTGAAGCATGTGGAAGTATAGAAGGAGTATGGTGCGAACTAGAAAGACCTAAAATTATTAAACTATATTATTATGACTATAATTTAAAATGTCATATAAAAGAGTTTAGTAACATAGAAGCTTGGATAATAGCACACGAAATAGATCATTTAAATACAGTATTCATTACGGATAAAGCAATTAAAATTCATAAATGTGAAATTTATAATGAATTTTGGAAGTAGAATAAATGGAAAGTTTTATTGCCAAAAGGAGATGTTATTTAAATATATACAGTTAATAGTATATTTTCTGGAGCAGGAGGATTAGATTTAGGATTTAAACAAGCAGGATTTAAAATTATTAATAGTTTAGATA